GTTGCCGCCCAAAGCCGCTTGCAGTTTGAAAAGCAGTTCATATTCTTTTCGTCCAGCCAAATTCACCACCCCTTTTCGTCTATTTCTGTTTCGCGGCGGCGTTGATGTCCTCAATCCACGCCGTAATTTCCGTCATGTTCATATCAAGCCAGAACGGGACGGGCGTATACGTTGCCTGCGCCAGCTTGAAGCACTCCCGCCGCCACCACTTCGCCGGGCTTTTTAATAGCCCGTGTCGATTAAAAAACTCCTTGCCGCGTTGGTGATGCGGTTAAAGTCCTTGATAGGCATAGCGTCGAGAACGTCGCTACCGATGCCCGCGGCCTTTGCCGCCATTTTCGCCTGAAAGTTCCGGGACACTTCCGGCGCAAGGCAGTATTCGTTGTTCATCTGCATTTCGGTTTCGATGGAAACCATGTCGCGGCCCGTCATTTTCTCAAAATCGAACGTCAGGGTCGTATAGGTTTCGCCCGCGTACTCGAAAGGCTTCTTGAACGTGTGCGTATAAACGCCTGTGCCTGCCTGTACGGGTTCGTTTACGGCTTCCGCGGTCATATCATGGGTGACAGCTTCCGCCGCACCTGCGGCGTTCTGTGCGCTCTCTGCGGCGGTGTTCTTGATGTTCTCACTCATTGTCAATTCCTCCGATTTAGAAATTCATATTTTCAGATACAGAAAAGGGCATAATAAAACCCAGCGGGAGGCCCCGCCGGGTTTTACTTGCCAAGTGCCTTTCGCACGTCTTCGAGGTAATCAACGCCGTTGACGTAGTAGATAAAGTTCAGAATGTCGATTTCCAGAACCTTTTTACCGTCGATGTACGTTGCGTAGTAGGTCACGGGATATTCGCCGGACGCTTCCGCGGAAGATGCCGGGGCCAGCTTGCCGGGGGCAAACTTTTTGGGATTTACGACAAGGACGTGTTTCACGGCCTGCTGGACATAGCGGCCCGTGCTGTTATCCCAAGACTGCTGTGCCGCCCGCAAATCAAGCTGGTGCTTGCGCGGCTCTGCCAGCTTGATAGCGTCCGTAGTGACGGAACGGAAATTCAGGGTCAGGGACATAGCTTCAAGGTGTCCGACAAACGTTCCGTCGAACGTACCTGCGATGCCCGCGCCCTTGACCTCTTCCGAAATCTGCGTGATTTCGGGGAGTGTGACTTCTGCCATGCCGTAATATTCGGTCGCGTCCTCATATACGGCAAAGTTGGTTACGCCGTTTTCGATTTTCATTGCTCTTTACCTCCTTACGCCGACAGCGCCGCGGTCACATAGTCCGCGTCGTATTCAAGGACGAATTCGCATTCCCTCATAGGGCTTGCGGGGGTCATGTAGATATGGAAAACAGCCTTGCCCGCCATAAGCGCGGTCGTGCTGTTCTCTTCGTCCAGAAACTCCACGCGTGCGCCCAGCAGCTTTTCTTCCGAAACAAGGCCGTTCAGCCAAATGTTTACGGAATCAACAATGCTGTCGATAAGGCGGCGCGTCATTTTCTTGTCGATCTTGCTCCAATAAGTAAGAATGACAGAACGGGCAACCCAACCGAACATACGGGAAACGGAAATGAAGTAGTTCTTCACGTCCGTATCGGCGGGGAAACAGGCGGTTTCGTCGCCCCACAGCACATAGCTTCCAATGAAGTTCAGCGCCGTAACGATACCGTTACTGTTCAGGTAGTTTGCCTGCGCGAGATCGAGAAGCACAGTCGTTCCGTCCGCAAGCATAGCGCGGTCGATCTGCAAGGACTTGTTCGACGGGCTTTCCGCCGGGCAACCGCCGTTGTCCGAATCGGTCTTTCCCATCAGGCCCGCGGCGTGGACGGACGCATGAAACGCACGGTCGCCCAGCCCGAACATAGGCCAGCAGAGAATTTCCGCCTTGCTGTTCATGTTCTGTGCTTTCTTCCATGCGGGAACGTCCGCGTAGTGGCGAACGGTGTTGGTGTCCGCGTCGATCAGGGCTTTTGCACCCGTGAACACGGTGTTGATTGCATCCGCCTTTGCGGTCATAACCGCCGCGACATTGGACTTGTCGGACCAGCCGGGGGCAACGATAAGGTCGGGGACGATGCCGTATTTCGGAAAAACCTTGTCGATCAGTTCAAGACCGGAATACTTCTTCGTGCTGGTATCGAAACCGCCGATAATGTCGTTTTCGTTGATTTTGGAGGGGTCCACCGCGTCGAACGTGATTGTCAGTTCTCCCGTTTCAGCGGGAATACTGCCGCCGTCCAGAACTTCAAGAATCAGGTTTTCGCCCTCATAGAAAAGTTCATAGTCGGTCCCGGCGGTGTAGCTTGTCACCTTGACCGTGTTTTTCAAGGCTTCGAGGGGAAGCAGAACTTTTCCGTCTGCGACGGGGTAGTTCTGTTCTGCGACGCTCTTCTTGTGCTTCGCAGGGTCAAGCACGTTCACGAACACCACAGGGGCCACGCCGTACAGCTTGAACTGCGAATAGATAGCTTCGCAAATGGGGTACTTCTCCCAATCGTCGCTATACCCCAAAGCGGCGACGGCTTCCGCGTAAGACTGACACATGATAGGGTCGTTCGGTGCGCCGCCCACGGTATGACCGGGGGCCGCGCCGACGACGAACGCAATACCAGAATCGGCGGTTACAGGGGTAGAAATCGACGTGTCGTTCTGACGCGTCGAAACGCCGTGAAAATAGTTTGCCATCGTTTATACCTCCTTGTTTCCTCGCATTGTCGAAACAATGTCGTTGTAATACTTGTGCGCGATATTGCCGGGGGTCTTGACCTTTGCGGCAAACGCGGAAAGCCGCTCCACGGGAACAATCAGACGTTCCGCCTGCGGGTAGTCTTCCAGCACGTCCGCAAGGTAGGCTTTCACGTCCTCGAACGTACCGTTGAATACAGCGTGTTCTTTCAAGCGTCCGTGCGGGAGGGAGGGACCGGCATACACGAACAGGCCGTAGCCCTCCGGGGCGGCTTCCTGCGCGTCCTCTGCGGGCGGCTCTGTGTCGCTGTCCCCGGTAGTGCTTTCCTCGCCGTCCTGCGGCTCCTGTGTCGCTTCGTCGCCCTCCGCCGGGTCGTTACCCTCCGGGGGCGTTTCTGCGCCGTCTTGCGGCTCCTGTGCGCCCTCTGCGGCGCGTGCCTGTTCCAGCAGTTTTAGAATGTCGTTTTTCTTCATGCTGTCGTCGGCTTCGATGCCGTGTTCCGCGGCAATTTCCAGCAGTTCGTTTTTGCTCATGCTGGACTTGAATTCTACTGCCATATCTGTTGAACCTCACTTTCGATAATCGGCATGGTCCATGTCGTCATCATTTCGCCCAAATAGTAAGGGGCTGTGCTGTCCGGGTACACAATCATTTCAAGTGGAGATTTCAAGACGAACTGCCCGCCGACAACGCCATCTTTCAGCAGGGCGACACGAATTCGCGTCAGCAGGTTCAAGACGCACATTGCGCCCTCGCTTTCGTCCTCCGAATAGGTGGCGGCGACGATACGCACGGTGCATTCGCTTTCCGGCTCCTGTCCCTGTTCCTGCGTGTCGGTGCTTTTGATGTACTGCAACAGCAGGTAGGGGACCCGCTCCGTCTGCGCGGTTTTGTTCGGCAGGCGCATTTTGTAGACCTCCGCCGCGCGTTCCTTGTTCTCTCCGCTCTTGCGGTCCACCCGGACGGGTAAAAGAATGTCTTTTGTTTCTTGCTTCACAAACGCTTCCAGCGCGTCAAGCAGTTGTAAAGGTGTCATGCGTTCAACCTCCGTACCCGTTCAGAATGCGGGTGATTTCGTGTTCAACGCGCTTGTTGATGACCTCTTGTGCCTTTTCCTCCACGTCGGCAAGAACGATACTGTTTCCCGCCATCTGTGCCGTAGACGGTCCCATGAACTCGCTGATAGGCAGGCGCTTTGAACCGTCGCGCTCGAACATACCTGTATGTCCGCTTTGCATTCGTGCAATGAACGCGTCTTGAAACGGCGTGCGCCCGTTTCCGGCAAGCACCGCCGCCGACACGGTAGCCCGTTGGATAGGAATTGTCGGCGATACGTTGAAGCGGTATAGCGGTATCTTGTGGCCCGCAAACAGGACAGTTCCAACAATTCCGCCGTCGCTGGACTGTGTGCGGACCTTGATTGTCGTTTCCGCCCGGACGTTCTGCCGCGTGATTGCATAAACGGTCGTGATGCCCTTTAGGGTTTCAGAACGAACAGTGTTGTTCGCCCGGCGGATAGTGCTTGACAGCGCCTTTTCTATGCCGCCGGGAACACCCGATAAAATCAGGTTGACCCGCTCGATCTGTTCGGCTGTAATAGTAATCATTCGGTCAGCATCTCCAAATAAAGAACGATTTCCCCGGCTTCCGGGTGAACCTTTGTGATTTGGTAAATGTGGTCGCCGATTTCCATATTCAGGCCCTTTTGTGGAATTGTCTTCAACAGGGATAGCGGGACATATACAACAAGGTCAACAAGAACCAAGCCGTCTACATGGTCCGTAGACGGCTTTTTCCTGTCCTGTGCGCCGCCGTCATCAATGATGACAGGGCCTTTGTAGCGCACCCCGTCAATCCAGAATTCCATAACGTCGGCGTGTTCGCGGGCGTTATGGAATACCGCCGTAAGGTCCCGTTCAACCTGCGCTTTGAAGTTCATTACAGGACCTTTGCAACGTACCAGCTATTGACCTCATGGGGAACGGTCAGCGGCTTACTGTTGACTTGCAGGAAGCGGCGGTCCGGGCGGCGCTCAACCCACGTCTGCGGCACGCGGTCGCCCTCCACGGTAACAAACGTCTTTCCCTCTTCGGGAATCATGGTGATTGCGCCGTAGTAGATGGAATACTCCGCTTCGGTAGACAGCAGGGCAAGCGTGCCATCGGGAACAAGCGGCTTCTGCGTCGGGGCGTTGGGGTTGGTCCAGTTGTCCAGATACCACTCGTTATACTGGTAGATGTCAAGGCCCAGCTTGTGAATAGTGCCGATGTAGGTAAGGCCGTTCGGCAGTTCGCGGGGCTTGATGACCGCCAAATCATAGGCGCGAACGTCCAAAACGGACTTGACCTTTGCGTTGTTCACAAAAGCGTTCGCAACGTCCTTTGCCATGATGCAGATATTGCAGTTCACAAAGCCCTCTTTCTGGACGGCTTCGCGCCAGCGCTCCAAATCGCCCAGCGGGTCGGAAGTATCAGCGTCCCACTTCTTTTCGGCGCTGACGATGGTTTCCTTGTTGGTGAAGTCAAAGTCGATAACTTCGTTCAGGCCCTCGCCGATAATGGGAATCTGCCCGGTGAAAATGGCGGTAGCCGCCATCCACTCTTCGCGGCGCACGATCATTTCGTTCAGTTCGCGCAGGTCGTCCGCCAGCTTCTCAACGGCACGCTCCGCGGGGGTCCTGCCGCTGTACGGGTTTTCACCCGCAGAACGGTTCAGCAGGTCGTCAACGGTGGTGATTTTGTCAGGGGCCAGCAGAACGGGGGTGTAAGTCTTCGTCTGGTAGCCGCTGTTCGGAACCACCTTGCCGCCGACTTTCGGGTGAACGAACGGTGCGAGGGCGCGGCTTCCTTTCTTGAAGTCAACGTCAACGCTCTTCGTGGGGAAAGTGCGGCGGTTCTTGAACAGGGTATCGCGGAAAAAGGTATGCACGGGGGGCATTCTGGTAATCAGCTTACCCAGCGTGCGCGGGGTGTAAATAGTTGTTTCGATAGCCATTTCTCTTTGCTCCTTTACTTCAAAAAGATTCCGATATTGCGGAATGCCTTTGCCAGCGTATCGGCGGTCACGCCCTCCGGCAAGGTGATAGCGTCCGCGAAAAATTCGCCCGTCAGGTAGACGACGACTTCTTCCGCGGCTTGTGCGGCGGTTGCGGCGATGCCGTAAATGCCCGCCGTGGTGTTCTCATACTCGGACTTCGCCGGGGTGCTTGTGCCGCTCACAGCTTCGCTTGCTTCGACTTTTACAACGGGTTCAATGCCGTTGTCCGTCAGCTTGACGGGTTCGTACTGCTTGACGCTCTTTCCGGTGGCAACAGCCTTGACCGCCGTAACGACGGGGTATTCTCCGGCGAAAAACTTCACGGGTACGCTCTGGTCTTTCTGGATTTCGTACATTGTGTTTCCTCCTTTACTTCGTCGCGGGGAACAGCTTGTCAATGGCCTTGTCAACGTCATTGTCGCCGCCGTCATCGCCTGCGCCCTCATGTGCGCCCGCTCCAACGTCGCCCGCACCGCTCTTCTGCGCGTCGTCGTCGCGGTTCTTGATGTAAGTTCCGCCCTGCTTCTTCTGCGCGGCAACGATAGCTTTTGCCACGTCACCCGCCGCAATGGGGTTGTTGAACTTCGCGTCGTTTACGATGCTCTCATAGCCCGCAAGCGCCACGTCTTCAATGTCCTGAATGCGCTTGCGCTCCGCGGTTGTCGCCGCGTCCTCGATCTGACGCGTCAGGTCGGGGAAAGCCGCTTTCAGGCCGTCCGCTTCTTCGGGGCTGGAAATGCGGCTGCTGGCCGCCTCCATACCGCCCGCCGCGATATGGACAACGTGATATTTCTCTTTCTTGAAACCGCTGATTTTGGCCTCCCGGTCAACCAGCATTTTTAACGTCGGCGTCTGTACCCGGCCCACGGTCAGGGTCTTGTGGTAGAGGATGGAGAAAAGCCTTGTGGCGTTTATCCCCACCAGCCAATCCGCCCGCGCCCGGCAAAGGGCCGATTGATACAGGGCGTCGTAGTCCGCGCCGGATTTCAGGCTGGCAAAGCCGTCCCGGATAGCCCCGTCCTCCATGCTGGAAATCCAAAGGCGCTTGAACGGCTTTTGGCAGCCCGCCATCTGATAGACGAAACGGAAAATGAGTTCCCCCTCGCGCCCGGCGTCGGTGGCGCACACAAGGCCGTCCACGTCGGGGCGCTCCATCAGGGAACGCAGGGTGTCAAACTGCTTTTTCTTGTCGTCCGGGATGATGTACTGCCATTCCTGCGGCAAAATCGGCAGGTCGTCATAACGCCACTTCTTAAAACGCTCGTCATAGGCCCCGGCGTCGGCAAGGGAAACAAGGTGGCCGATACACCAGCTCACCAGATAGCCGTTCCCCTCAAAGTAGCCGTCCTGTTTCTTATCCGCGCCGATCACGCCCGCAATGCTGCGGGCCACGCTCGGTTTTTCTGCAATCACTAACTGAATACTCATTCCTCGTCCTCCTTATTCATTTCCGTTGCTTCTTCCTCTATCAACAAATCTTCCCCCGGCTCTTGGGTGTCCCCATCGGTGGCGTCGTCCGGCTCCGGGGCTTCTTCTTCGTCCTCGTCCTCGCCAAAGTCGTACTCGTCCAGATCGTCGCTGCCCTTGACATCCGCTTTCGGCCTTGGTGGGTTTAAAAAACGAAAAGTGC